CATGACGTGCAGTTACGCGGCTTAAACTGGACATCGCTCCAAGGACGCGGCGTTTTGAAAATGCCGCCGCACTTCCTCGAACAGCATTGCCTTTCGTCCCATTGCGATGCCGAATAAGTACGAGGGCGCGGAAACTCGACGCCACAGACAGCACACGACTTAAACCGCGCGATGGCTGTCATCGCTCACTCACCCCCGGCCGGCAGGGTGGGGAGCACACCCCACCGACCGGGGATGTCCCCGCCGCCGTGGCAACAGCGGGAACTGAATAGGGAGACGGCCGGCAGAGGGCATGGGGGGCTGCCGGCCGCCTTATCCGCCGCCGCTGGTTCGCACCCATGGCGACGAATGGGGTTCATGGAAGAATCACCAACAGAACGAAGATGACCGCGCAGATGGTGCCAACGGCCACGATGTTTCCGCACAGGCGGATAGCCATGCGGGCGTGGTATGTGACATCGGTCATGGGACAAACCCTCCAAGCCAATCGGGGCGCAGCCAAAAGAGGGCGTATCCAGCGCACAGAATGAACATGATGGCGCAACTGTACGGACGCTCCTGAGCCCCATGGGAAATTCCCGCTCTCAGGCAATACGCCGTCCAAAACGCGAGCCATTCCGGGCTCATGCCCGTGCCTCCTGACGCAGCCGTGCGCCGATATGCCGGAATGCGATGGCCAGCTTCTCCCTGACCTTGGGCCAGCGGACGTGACACACCTTCCCCGTCGTGGCGTAGGCGTCGGCAATCTCGGCCGAGGTGCCGTTCATGATCGCGAGAAGGCGCATGTCGTCCGGGGCCTCGTTGGTGAGGCGAGAGACGCCACCGAGGTTTGCCGGCCGCAGCACTTCGTCGGCGAAGTCCTCGTCCAGTTCCCGCATGACCTTGATCATGGCGTCGTAGGGCGGCAGGGCTTGGCCTTGCAGATAGCTTTGCAGGGTGCGGCGCTTGATGCCGGTACGTTCGGAAAGGCTGTCCAAGGAATGCGGGCGCTGGACGCCGACGTGCTTCCGCATGGCGAGCGCGAAGCCGACCCTCGCATTCTCCTTGTCGGCAATCTGGAAGTTGAACATCGTTCTCAATCTCCCCTGGATGCAGTATCGGTCGCATGGAAAACGCCCTGCGACAGTTGATGGAATTTGCGATTGCCGCCGACGATCAGCGCCTGTGCTGGCTGATTGGTCAGGTGGCGGTGCATGTGAATACCCATCGCGCTTCACTTGAACCGCGCGAAGTCGCCGAAGTGTTCGGCAGCAGCCCGGCAGTAAGCCGCGTGGGCCTCATCCTTGTCCCGAAAGGACCCGAGCTTGTGCCGGACGCCGTTGACACCGATTTCCGCCCGCCAAGGGGATTTCGGGTTCCGGGGGTTAAAAACGACACCCTTAAGACCGGAAATGTTTCGCGAGTGTTGGCAGCGTCGGTTCGCCGCCTGCTGAGAAAGCGTCGCGGGCCGGAGGTTTGCCCAGCGGTTGTCGGCGCGGTCGCAGTTTGCGTGATCGACAAAGTCTGGAATCTCACCGGTCATATAAAGAAATGCCAGACGGTGAAGGCGATACTGACGACCACTGCCCCCTATCTCGGCAATCAAGTACCCCTGAAGCATCCTTCCGATCACACGGCCCGACCGTACGGACGTGAAAACGCCAGTTTCAGGGTCGTAAACGACAAGCTTTTTAAGCTCAGCCTGCGTCATCGAAATGGGTTTGGCGTGTGGCATTCAGGTTCCCTCCCTCAAGCCCTGGGAGACCTTGACCCGGCCGCTGGCTCCCCCCACCTGCCCGCCAGCGGTCGGGCCTTTTTCAAGGTCGCCAACCGTGACGGCTGAATGGCGCACGGCGTTGGTGTTCTGGCTGCTGGCCGGGGCGGTCGTGTGGTTCACGCTGTCATGAGCGACAACGGCGACGCATCCAACGGCGGCCAAGGTGAACAGAACCAGCAGCAGGGGCATGGGAACCTCCGTCAGGCGGCAGTAGCGGGCCGATGGGCGCCGTCTCGGTACTCCCCAAGGAAGTCCGCAGCCGAAACGGTGGCGCCGTGAGTGGCGAAAAAGTCGATGACTTGGCTAAGGTAGATGTGCGGCACCCGAGACGCGCACCATCCCTTGACCGTCTTGTGGGGGCGGCCCGTGAATTCCGCCAATTGCTCCAGCAAAAGGCCATGCTTCCGCAGAAGGTCGGCCAGCAGGCAGTGGCGGTTCCACGAGCCGCTACCGACGTAACCCGAAATGTCATGGAACCGGGGGCCGGGGTCTCCGGTTTGGGCAAACCGCTCGATGTAGGCCATCAATTCCGGCGTCTCGCGGAACCATTCGTGGTGGAGGCGGTCCACCTTAAACAGTCCGTGGATATAGAACTCGGCGGCGATGGGAGCCGGAACGGTTGCCAGCATCCGAAGCGGAGTAGGCGACCACTCGCAATAAGTCCTGAATCGCCACTCCGGCTGGCCGGACCAACCAATCTTGACGGGACCGCCGTCAATCGGCTGGAGAAAGTAGACATAGCCAGGGCCGCTCATGGTGCGGTCTCCGCGTCGGAAACGACACGCTCGACACGCGAGAGCACGTCAAGCGTTGGTGATGTCTCCCCCGTCCGCCAGCGGTTGAAGGTGGACGGGGCGATCTGTGCGCGACGGCACATTTCGGCGACGGAAAGCCGGGCCTTTCGGGCGCGGCCCTCTAAATCGGTGATGATGCGTGCTTGATCCATGTCGATATTCATAGCGCATAAATGCGCCGATGGGAAGCGCATTAATGCTTGGTGACTCATTTTTTTCGGTCGCGCACGATTGCGCCATGGGAACCAAGACTTTGCCGGATATCTCGCACCCGCTAACGAAGCGATTGCTCGCGGCGGTGGAGCAGGCGCGTCAGGCGGGCGTGAAGCCGACCAAGTTAGCGTCTTTGGCTGGCCTGCCGCCATCAACGATCAATCGCAAATTGAATGGCAGCGATAAAACGCTGATCAAGCCGGACACCCTATTGAAAATAGAAGCGGCTGTGGCATCATTAAACGGTAACCATCTGGGGGAGGTGGATGCTGTGTCCGAGATCAACAAAATAAACGAAGACGGCTGGCGGCTTCTGGAGGAACTAGTAGAAATACTGGTATCAACTAACGTTCTCCCTAAAGACCAGCTTTCCGAACGCATGACCCGCGCCATCGAGCGCCGCCGCTACCTGTTATCGCTCATCGATAAAGCGCATTAAAAAATAATTCGACGGTTCGCGCATTTTTGCGCTTTACATCGGCGCATTTATGCGCGACGATGCCTCCCATCGAACACGCATGGGAGTGCAGCCGATGTTCACCATCAGCTTCATTTACGAACACCGCTACCAAGGCGTCGCCGTCGCCGAGGTCGAGGGCATCGCCTACATCGAGATTCTGGGCGACGACTGGTGCTTCGACCGGATCACCTTCACGGACCTTTCACGCCAGCATGAGGTGGACGTGTTGCCGGCGGATCGGAAGGCCATCGAGACGTACCTGTCCACCGATAAGGGGTATCGGGGCGACATCGAGGACGCCGCCCACGATGCACGGATGGGCCGGTTCTCGCGGGATCGGGAAGTCGCCTTCGCGTTCCGTCAGGCAGCGGAATGAAGGGGATGGAACGGATCATAACGCGAGAAATCTCGCTGACCTACGACGAGATCAAGGAGGCCATTGTCTATTGGCTGACCAATAAGCTCGATGTGCAGCTAGGCGACAACCCCAGTCTCGAATTTGACGGCTTCATCGGTGGGGCCACCGTCTCGTCCGTCAGCAAGGACAGTATCAATGTCTGACCCCATGAAGCCGATATCGCAGGAGAACGCGGTGCCCCTCTATGAACTGCTGGGGACATCGCCAGCCACGCCATCAACGCCCAAGCCGATATCGCAGGAGACGCCCGAACAACTCGGACGGTGGGCGGTGCAGAACATGCTGCCGGCATCCGAGAGCGCCCGCGCTGACGGCATCGCCGCCCGCGTCGCAGCGATTGTGAGGGCCGAACGCGCCATGCTCGCAGCAAGGGAGACCCATGATGTCTGAGCCGATGAAGCCGGAAGGGGTGGAGACGTGGACTTTGCGAGGCCATCGCCTGATGACCGTGGTCGGGGGCGCGCCTTTCCCATTGAATATCTCAGAGTTGAAGTACGCCATCCACGCAGCACAGCGCCTCCACGTGGTCGAGCGTGAGAGGGATCGCCTAGCGCAAGAGCTTGACGACGCGGAGGCGGAAGGCTGTGTGGTCGAGCGTGAGAGGGATCGCCTAGCGCAAGAGCTTGACGACGCGGAGGCGGAAGGCTGTGACGCTGACGATACGATCCGCACCATCACCCGGGAACGCGACGCAGCACAGGCACGGATAGCGATGCTCGAAGAGGCGCTGGACCGCTCGCAGGAAATCGTGGCGTGGGCGTGCGGGAGGCTGGACGGCGATGAACGCGCGAATGCCGTGAAACTGTACGAACACATCCGCGCCCTTCTCTCCAAGGAGACCGACCGATGAAGTGGTTCATCAGGCTGTTCCGCCGCGACAGGCCGACGACGTTTAGCCGGTTTCTGGCGGTCCATATCGTACACGCGAGCCGAACGGGGACACTGCGATGAGCGAGTGGCAGGACATCAGCACGGCTCCGAAGGATGGGACGCGCATTCTTGTCTACCAGAGAATTGGGGGGCCGGATTTCGTCCGGTGGATCGGCGCTCCGCACAACAAATGGTCAATTGACGGATTTGGGTCCGTCGATAAGCCCACTCACTGGATGCCCCTCCCCGCTCCCCCGGTGACGCCATGAGCCCCGGCGAAGCCTTCTGCGGCCATCCCCTGCCAGACCGCGAAGTCATTGGTGGGAACAATCCGCCCCCACCAACCCCCTACGAGGCCGCCCGTGATCGGGTAGACGATCTATGGGGAGAGGCTGTCCTTTGGTTGGATGGCACACCGCCGGGCGATCAGGAAACAGCGGATGGGCTGGCGAACCTGCTGACCATGATCCGCGCTGCCGCCAAGGAAGCTGACGCCGCCCGCAAGACGGAGGCCGAACCATTCGACGCCGGCAAGGCCGAGGTCCAGGCGCGATACAAACCGATCCTGTCAAAGGCGGAACAGGCCGAGAAGACCATCAAGGCGGCGTTGGCCCCATGGCTGGCGAAGAAGGATGCCGAGGTCCGCGAGAAGGCCGCCGCTGCTCGAGCAGAGGCCGACCGAAAGACCGCTGCTGCACAGGCAGCTATCCGCGCCGCTCGAGAGTCGAACCTTGGCGAACGTGCTGCCGCCGAAGCCCTGCTCAAGGATGCCAAACGAGCCGATACCGTCGCCAACAAAGCGGGACGGGAGACGGCCACGGCGGGGGGCTTCGGCGGGCGGGCGGTTGGATTGCGGACCACATGGAAGCCGGAAATCGTCAACGAGATCGAGGCCCTGCGCTGGGCTTGGAAGACATACCCCGAGAACATGCTGTGTACCGTGATGATCCTTGCAGAGAAGGAAATTCGCGCCGGGCGGCATGAAATACCGGGTTTCAGTATAACCAAAACCACAACAGCGGTATAATCATATCATGACGAATACAGCACTTTGGGACGCGGTTTCCAAGACGCCGCCCGATCAAACGAAGCCGATTACTGGCAAGCCATACAAGGGAACAAGCCCTAAGCCGTACTGGCTTATGCGGCGAGCAACAGAAGTGTTCGGCCCGTGCGGCATCGGCTGGGGCTTCGTCATTCTTGACGAGAAGTTGCTTGACGGCGCCTTGCTGGAAGGCCCCAGCATGGATCAGAGTTTTTGCGAGCGCGTCCACATGGCCCGCGTTCGCGTCTGGTACAAGTGGCAGGACCAGACCGGCGAGGTCGAACACGTCGGGCAGACGGTGTTCTGCGGCCGGCGCAAGGATGGCAGCCCGTTCACCGACGAAGACGCCCCGAAGAAGTCCGTCACCGACGCGCTCACCAAGGCCCTGAGCATGATCGGCTTTGCCGGCGACATCTTCATGGGCCGCTACGATGACAGCAAATATGTGGACGAACTGAAGCGCGAGGACGCGGAGGCGAAGAAGCCGCCTGAAAAGAAGCCGTCCCTTGAGACCCGCTATGCCGCATTCAACAAAGTCCTCGGCCTCTGCAAGGACGCCGCCGACCTCAACAAATCGTGGGCGCGCGGCAAGGAGCTGCTGGCCGAACTGGCGAAGCAGGACCCCAAGAAGCATCAGGCCATCTCTGAACTGTTCGATCACATGTACGAGAAATTTTCCAACGCCGATCCATTCACTAACCCGAAGAAGGAAGCCGCGTAAATGTCAGGCAGCGTCAACAAGGTCATTCTGGCCGGGAACCTCGGCCGCGACCCGGAAATCCGCAACACCAACGACGGCGGCAAGATTGCCACCTTCACCGTCGCCACGTCGGAAAGCTGGCGCGACAAGCAGACCGGCGAGCGCAAGGAGAAGGCCGAATGGCATCGGGTGGTGAGCTTCAATGACCGCCTGTCCGATGTCATCGAGAAGTACCTTCGGAAGGGTTCCAAGGTCTACGTCGAAGGCTCCCTTCAGACGCGGAAGTGGACCGATAAGGACGGTGCGGAGAAGTACTCAACCGAGGTCGTGCTGTCCAAGTTCAAGGGCGAATTGGTGATGCTCGGGGGCAACGGCGAACGCGACGACGATGAACCCCGGCGCGGTGGCGGTGGCGAGACGGAAGACAGCATCGCAGCGGTCGTGCGCCGACCCCACCCGAAGCTGGACGACGAGATTCCGTTTATCACCCGCTGGGGGGCGTTCTGACGCCATGAAATACGCCACCCGCGAGCCCATCAGGGACCGGAAGTATCTGGACTACCTCCGCACGCAGCCGTGCCTGCTGACGGGCGTCACGGGTGGCGATTACGAAGGCGTGGACCCCATGCACATCGGGACGCGCGGCAAGGGGCTGAAGTCAGCCGACGACGAAGCAATCCCGGTCATCCACCACCTGCACAGCCGGGGGCATCACCTGGGGGAGATATCGATGCTGCGCGAGCATGCGCCCGATAGCGTGTTGCGGGCCGCCTTCCGGGCGCTGGCGCGGGAACTTTACAAGCATTGGAAGGAAGGGCGATGACTAACCTTTGGTTTCTTTTTATCCCTGTAATGGCCATCGCCTCGGTTGGCGGATGGATCACCCACATTACGTCTGTTTCACGCAAGGCGAATGGGGGTTCCTGATCGCCGGGGCCATCTTCGCGCCCGTCGCCGTCTTCCACGGCTGGGGCATCTGGCTGGGGTTGTGGTGATGACTGAGACGCTAGAAGTAAGGTTGCTCCGCTGGTCCGACAATTCCAACAGCGGCCAGACGGTGACGTTTTTGCTCCCCGAGGGTGAGGTCCACCCGTTCAAGGGGCTGAGATACGGCAAGACCGGCGAGCGTTTCGCCATGGCTTTGGCCCGTATCGAGGACGAACAGACGAAGGCCGACCACATCTACGGCGGTAATGACGGCTACGTCGAAGGGTCCAAGCCTGAAAAGACAGAGGGGCAGACCTGCGTAAGGATGGCGCATGCGCTGTGCCGTGATCCGCTGTTCCAGGATTGGGTGCGGATCGAATGGCACGATGAGAGTCTTCCGCCGGACAAGAATGCCCGCGCATACATCATCAATCGCTGCCACATCGCCTCCCGCGCCGACTTCGCCGCGAACCCCGCTGCCTGCGAGAAGCTGCGGGCGCTGAAGGCTGAGTTCGATTATCGGGATAGCCGCCGATGAACGCGGAACCGCTGACGGATGAGGAATTGGCCGAGATGCGCGCACTCGCCGGCCCCTACGACAACGGCAATCGCTACTGGCTGAACCGTGACGCGGTCGAGGGCCTTTTCGCTCGGATCGACGCAGACCGCAAGCGTCTCGCCCTACTGGAGGAGGTGGCGGGACTGGCGCGAGAGACGAAGGAACGATTGGACGAAATGGCAACTAGCCAAATCCTTTCGCTCGAATGGCGAGTCATTTGGCGCAGGCTGACGTTGAGGCTCGCCGCACTCGGGGATAAGGACGCCTCCAATGAGTGAGACGTGCGAGACGTGCCGGTTCTGGGCGCCATTGAGTGGTCCGCCGTTTAGCGTCATCCCGGATTCGGGAATGTGCGAGCACCCACGGCAAAAATCGCCGCTTGATCGGGGGGGCACGGACTGGTGCGACAAATACCAGCCGGCCGGGGATAAGGACGCCTAGAGATGCCGGACCTGCATTGCTGCGGATGTGGGCAGACGGTGGCAGCGCGGCTCACCAACGGCGCCGAAATCTACCCACACCGCACGGACCTCCGTGAGTTGCCGTTCTGGAAATGCGACGCCTGCGGCAACTTCGTCGGATGCCATCATAAGACCGACAATCCGACAAAGCCGCTCGGCTGCATCCCGACGCCCGAAATAAAGCGGGCTCGCCAGCACATCCACCGCATTTTAGACCCACTCTGGAAGTCCGGGCGGATGAGCCGGCGTGCCGTTTACGGAAAGTTGTCGGCCGTTCTTGGGAAGGACTACCACACGGCTGAAGTCGCTACCATTGATGAGGCCAGGGCCGTCTACAGGGCGGTGACGGCCATCGCGAAGGACGCCTAGAGATGCTGCTGACCGTACCCGAGGCGGCGACATGACGCGGGAGCGTGTTCGCTCGAGCTACGTGGCCGCCAAGATCGGCTTCACGGCGCGGGCTATTCAGAAGATGGCCGCTCGAGGGGAGATTCCGAGCGCCGCCCGGTTCGGTCGCGTCTGGACGTTCGACCCTGCTAGGATCGGGCAGTGGATACGCCAACGGGAGGCAGAGGCATGTCGCGCGAGCGCAATATCTATCGACGCGGGGGCGTCCTATACGGCCGAATCTCTGTCCGAGGACATGAGATACGAAAGAGTTTACGAACAAACGATTGGGCGGAGGCCCGGCGACGCCGCAAGAAGATGATCGAGGATGCCCAGAAGGTCCGCTTCGACGGCGAGGCCCGGCATTCCTGGAAAGCGGCGCAGGGACGATGGATGGAAGAACAGGCACCCCACCTGAAGCCGGCGACGGCCAACCGCTATCAGGTATCCCTACGCCGGGCGTCCCCCTGGCTCGAGACGAAGTACATTGACGAGATCGACCGCAAGCTGATTGCGGGCTTCGTTTCAGGCCGGAAGAAGCAGAAGGCCAGCAACGCCACGATCCGCCGCGACCTAACGGCCCTCTCGAGCGTCCTGAGCGCGTGTGTCGGCTGGGGATGGCTCGAGACCAACCCGGCAAAGACTTACGAACGCAGCATGCTCAGGGAGCGGCGGGAGCCTATCACGATGCCGCTCGAGGCCGACATTGACGTGGTTGTCTCGAGGTGCCCGCCCGGCATGGGCCGGATGACCCGGTGGGCACAGCAGACCGGCATGCGCCAAGAGGAATGCGCCGCACTCGAGCGGCCCCAGGTGGACACCGAACGGCGGGTGGCGATGCTGACCAAGACCAAGACATCGCGCCCTCGAGCGGTCCCGTTGGACGATAGAGCCCTCGGCACATATCTCGGCACACCCCAGCACATCACCGGCAAGTACGTTTTCTGGCACGACAAGGGCGCTCGATACCTCAACATCGCCTCGAGGTTCCGGGCCATCGTCGCCAAGGCTCTCGAGGACGGGGCGATCAGCCGGGCCTTCCGGTTCCACGATCTGCGCCATTGGTTCGCCGTCGATTACCTGAAGCGCGGCGGCAACATCTACGCCCTGCAACAAATCCTTGGCCACTCGAGCATCCGCACGACGGAGCTTTATCTGGCCTACCTGACGCCCGACGAAGCGGAGCAGGCCAAGTACGGCACCCGCACAAATGTCGGCACAGTGTAAGGAATCGCGAGCCTTGGAACCGTTCGGAAAGATGGTGCTAAGTGATTGTAATTGGCGGAGGGAGGGGGATTCGAACCCCCGATACGGGTTTACCCCGTATAACGGTTTAGCAAACCGGACCACGCCGGGCTCTCGCGAGCGCAGAAACCCACGAAACCCGCAGAAATCCGCCGATTACCTCGAGCGAACGGGCCGATTCTTGCGAACCGGCGACGGTGCCCGACCCGCACGAGAGTCGGCACACCCCACATCACACAGCATAGGAGCAACGACATGAGCGAGGCCAAATACGACGTGGTGTTTACATTCGGCGGCGGCGGCTTTCTGCGCGTGGCATCCACCGGGGGAACGCCTCCCGAGGAACTGCTGGACATGCTGAACAGCATATCGAGGGTTCCCGTCACGATGACGATTGAGACCCCCAGCCGCTTTTCCCCCACCCCCACAGCATAGGAGACCAGACACCATGGGCGATGAGCGCGGCTTTACAGAACGCCGCTCCATCGAAGGGCGATGGGGCCGTTACATCTACCAGGAGAAATCAGGTATGCAGTTGGAGCATGTGACGATGTCGTATGGGTGGGAGGATGTCGGGAAGGAACCTCTCCTGGAATGGATACTCAGGATGATCAAGGCGGGATGGAGGGGGCTGTGATGGATGACCTTATCGCCGCCCTGGAAGCCGGGCCGGGCTCGCGGGAACTGTCAGACCGGGTGCTGCTGGTGATATGCTGAAACAAGCAGCGGCATGGGTCGCAGGCTTTGCTGGCGAAGACGCTGGCGACCGGATGATGTCCGACCTCACGCGGTCAAGGCCATCCGCCCCGCACCGGAAGGAGAGATGAGGTGAGCGCCCTTGACGGCTACCTGCACGACGCGCTAACGGCGGCGGCCCGACAGGAAGCCCACCAACTACTTGCCGACGCCTACCGGGCAGGAGCCGAGGATATGCGGGAGAGGGCGGCAAGGCAGTGCGAGTTAATGAAGGACAATATCGACGACGGCTGGAATGATAGCCTTGATGCAGCAGCGGAGACCATCCGCGCCCTACGGCTCACAGATACTTCTGCGCCGTGCTCGCCGGCCGTTTCCTCATCCCCGCCAGATACCGGAGATAATCCGATAGAAACAGGCACGCCAGACGTTCCGTCCTGAAGTGGCCCATGGGCTGGTCCCGGCCGTCTTCCTCGACGTACCAGTCAACATCGTCGGGAACGGGGCCGTCATGGTCGCGGTGGACTACGCGATAGACAGCCACGAAAGCCCCCCGACGATGACCGCGCCGGCAGCGACCTCACAGACAGCGGTGTTCCATCCGAAATCACGGGTGCGGTGGAGCAGGACATAGATGCCGGCAACGACGACGCCGCCGGCCGCGTAGAGCACGCATGGGGCGGGCGGTGCTACCGTGGACGCCAGAAGCGCGATGGCCGCTGTAGGCCCCGCATATCGCGCTACAGAGACCTCCCACCGGGGCCAGTCGGTATAACCGGCAATCATCGAGACCCACGCCAGCACAGCGCAGACGCCCGCCTGCCATGTGAGACCGAGGCCGACGTAGGCGCAGCTTAGCGCAATCGCCAGCCCAACGGCGTTCCGCACCGTCGTTCGCCCACCCCATCCCCTGCCGTCCGCGAAACGCCATGCCGCGGCGAGGACCGTCAAGATGGCGGCGATGGTCACTCTCCCGCCCCCGCCAGGACGATGGCGGCCATACACACGATCATGAGGAGCAGCATCATCGCCGCCACCGGATGGTCAGGAGCGCGACGGCGAACCCAATAATTACGGGTACGCAATGCAGCGCGGCGACAAGGGTGGGGTCGTACATCCATTCGGTCACGATACCCCCCCCCGAAAATAGTTGTTGACGGATAGGACCGATGGACCTATTCTCCACACATCGACAGGGCAATGGTGCCCGCCAGAAATGGAGCAAGTCAGATGATCCCCAGCACATTCAAAATCGACAGCATCTACGTTGCGAGCGGCGATGCCGAGGCGTCCTCTTTCGTCGCCGCTCTGCGTAAGGACGAAACGGTCGCGGTTATCCGCGTGGCCACGGGAGAGTATCGAACCGTGGTGTTCACCGCCGAGCAGGAGGCCGAGGCCGATAGCCTGCCCTACGACGGGCGGGACGGCCACGAACAGGTCGCCAGCCGGTTCCTGCGCGACGGAGAACTTCTTGTCTCGGTCCATTGACCCCTCCACCCCCGCCGGCTTCCGCGCCGCCCGCCATGCTCTCGGATTGAGTGCCGAGGGCATGGCGAAAGCCTTGGAGGTATCCTCTGGTCGCACCATCCGGCGATGGGAGAAGGGCGACCGTGACATTCCGGGGCCTGCTGTCGTCGCTGTCCGCATGATGCTCGCGCATAGGGCGAAGGTCATGGCGCGATGTACCATTCGAGAAGGAAGAAGAGAAGAAGGGCACCCACGATGATGAGACCCCAACCGATAAGGCCGGCTTGCATGGGAGTCACGGACACCGCTCTTCAATCACGGTGTCAGCGATCAGCAGCCACTCGGCCAGCCCATCCGAAATAACCGAAACGTCAGCATCGGAATAAGGCGGCCGGGTCAACGACACGCAGAGGCTATCGCTTGGTGCGGCGCAGCCTGAGAGCATTCCTGACACCATCAGAGCCCATAGCTTCAGCCTGTTCCCTGATCTTCGTGGCGACGTAGGCATCGTCATTCACCTTCTGCATCACGTCCGCTTCCTTGGAACGGCGCCCCCATCGGAACATGAAAAGCCCGATGGCTATGACCATGGCGAGGCCGACAAGGAAGAGGGTCATGGGAAGCGCCCGCCGGGGCTGGGGATAGGGCCTGTGGGTGCCGTGACCGGGTGAGGCTCGCGGCCGAGAACTTGGCGGCCCCGGTCGTAAAGGTCACGCAACCGATCCGTGGGCGGCAAGTGCTGAGACGGGATGAACGGTGCAGCCTGGTAGTGCCTCGCGTCGATGTAGGCGAGGCGGGTTTCCAGTTCCGCCACCCGCCGCTCTAGATCGTCAAGGCGGCTCATATGTCGTACTCCCGCAAGCGGCGGAACCGCTTGTTCATGCACCGCTTCGTGTACTTCCCGACGCCGGGGCCGAACTTGTGATAGCGGCGACCATGCACCCAGTCGTACTCGTAGCCGGATTTGGTGGCGGGTTTGCTCTTGCTCATTGCCCAATCACCTTCGTCGCCCGTGCGCGGAAGTAGCCGGCCGCGACGGTGCCGACCGTGATGAGGCCGGTGAGGATGTTGGTCTGCTGTTCCGGGGTGAGCCCGAAGTCGGGGCCGAACACGGAGGTCAGGACACTGCTGATCGCGGTAACGGCCAGCGTCCAGATGGTGCGGCTCTCAAGAAGCTGCGCGAGGTAGGAAAACATGGGGTTACTCCTTGCAGGATTGAAACAGATGCGCGATGCGCTTGGCGCGTTCGGGCGTCTGACGCGCCCACTTGGAATCCAGCGCGGCCTCTGCCGCTTGGGCGAAGTCGCCGGCCTTCAGAGCGGCCAGCATGTTCTTGAACTTCAGAACGCCGGACAGGCCAAGCTGATAAACCATGTTGGCCAGCCCACGCGAGGCGGGCTCCGGTAGGTCGCGCCACCAACCAATGGCCCGATCCATGTCGAGAATCCGCTCGTCAACCCGCCGGTCTAGAAGCCAGCCCGCCTCGAATGGCGTAAGGCCAGAACCAGGCTTCCGCTTGTCCACGAGAATGCCGTGACCGATGGTTTCGTAACCCTCGCTGTCAAGGTAGACATGCGGGCGATACCCCTCGTCGCGCTTGAGGTCAGCCTTTATCAGGTCATCGCGGATCATTGGCCCGCTCCGCAATTTCACCCCCGCAGGCCGCGTATCCCGCGAGATCGATCCAGTTGTCGGGGTTGTGCTTGCCCGTGGCGATCCGGGCGATTTTCACAAGGCCCATCATGCAAGCCACGTCCTCTGGCTTAACCTCGCATTCGAGATAGTCGGACCAGAACCTGGCGATCAGCCCGAAGCATTGGTGCTTGTCCCCGTGGGTTTCGTGGCGAGAACCCCCCACGAGGTTCGCCGCCGTGGCGAGGATGTCGTCGGCGTTCATTCGAACATGCCCTCAATGAGGTTGCGCCGCGCCAGTTCCAACAGAAGGAGGTTGTCCCCGACAGAACCGCCAGAGGTCGCGGCGTAGAGGTCGCCGTCAGTCGTCCAGCCGATGACAATCACGTCCTCCATCCCGTGATCGATGGCGGCCTGCAATACCTGATCGGCAGGGATGTCAGCCGTTGTGGGGCCGGGGAAGGCGACGATGTCGGCGGTCATGGGAGCAGCCGTCCTATCCGAGCGGCGAAGACATACGGGTCCGTCGCGTTCTTGGTGAGATTGCAGGTTGGGCATGCGATAACGAGGTTCTCGCGCTCATGTTTGCCGCCCTTGGAAAGGGGCATGACATGATCAACATGGAAGCGCTCCCGGCATGACCGCCCGCACCAATGACAGGTCTTCTTTTGCTTCTTTAGCCACGCCGACAGATCAGCCGTGGAAATGCCGCCCGCCTCTTGCGACCGGCGGCGAGCCTTGTAGGACATGCTTATGGCGCGGCGACGATCCTGGTTTTCGCTGGCCCACTCGGCGGCTTTTTTGATCCGCTCTTCACGGTTCAGGAGGTAACTCTGGCGGCTTTGCTCTGATCGGGCAGCCCGCGTCTTTTTGTAGTTCTCCTTATAGAACCCGCTCGCCGTCTGGTTCTTCGTTCTCTCCGTCATGCACGCTGTGCATTGCCCGGTAGACGTAAACCGCGCCGCAACATGGGCGCGCTTGCACGGCGTTCCTGGGAAATAATGGCGGGAACCGGATGCCTTCGCCTCCGACCGCGAGACAATCGCATCCATCATGCAGCCGCGATCATCGAGGGGTTGACGATGTGTCGCGCTACTTCACCGTGGTCACGGTGCAGCACGATGGCTTTCATATCGCGTAGTGAGCGGTAACCCTTATTGGCGGCCCATGCGTCTGTCGGAGGTAGTACCCGAAAACTTTCGACGCGGACGCCAGCAAAGTCCTTGGCCTGATCGTGATGAACGTGCCCCGTCCACCAATACCGATACTCGGTGCGGCCCCATTCTTCCGGCTTGTCCGTCGCCATGATCAGTGGAAGATCGGCCATCTTCACGCCGTGCCCATGGTGTACGCCGACGAGACATTTACCGAATTCGAAATAATGGAAATGGCGTGGCGAGGTATCGACCGTAACGCGCGGGTCGTTTTCGTAGATATTGGCAAGACACTCCGCCAGGAATATAGCTGAGGAAGGATCATGATTACCAATCTCAACGATAACCAATACATGTTGATGATGGCGTTTGGACGCCTCAATAGTATACCTGGAACAGCGTATTCCTGCACGCACTAACTTAGGAAATCTGCCGTCCGCATCCAATAAATTGCGGCTCGCGGGGGTGACCGGGTCGAATGAATCGATGTGCAGATAGTCGCCTAGGATCGCCACGACGCTTCGTTCGCAGGACGGGACCGATCCGACAAGGTGATCGATGGCCCCTATGAGAAGCCGTTCGCCGATGTCGAGGTCGTAGTCAGCCCCGGTCTCCTGGTGCCAACTCAACATGCCCAAATGGTGATCCCCGATGGGATAGCAGGCCATCAGATGGGAGGCAGGGTGCTTCGGGCCGGGGGCGGGCTTGGACCGTGGCAAGGTCTCTGCCATGGCCGCCAGCGCCTCGCGGAAGATTTCTTCCTGCCGTTCGCGGTCGATGGATGACTTGACCCACTGCCCCGCCGGCTTTCCGTCCTGGCCGTAGTAGGTCGAAACCCCTTTGACGTGGTAGCCGTCAGGGACGACGCGGGTCATGTCGTGGGGCGGGGAGTATCCGCGAAGGGCGGCCTTTTTGAAGAGGTGATTGACGGCGTCGCGGATGGCGTTCTCTGACTTGTAGCCACACGCCCGCGCTGCCTGCCGATAGCCGCCATGCTCATCAAAAGCGATGTAAGCGGCCCACTGCGTTTCGGTGGCAAACTCCCGTAGTGCCGGGTCCACGCTCATGCGGACGGCCCGTCTTCATCGTCGGGGAAAAGGCCGAACAGCGTCACGCCCTTAAAATCGACGGTCCACAGCGACCACCTGTAGGTCCGGTCCTGGTGCGTGCCGTGCCAGGAACCCAGCTTGTCCCCGAGGACGCCGGCAACGGATATCGGGAGTTCCACGCATGTTCCATCGGCCACCGCGTCCCGCCAGATGGAGACGCCGGCCGCCATGCCCTGCGCCTGCTGAACAGACGACATCTGCGCCAATGGATCAGGCGACATACAGACGGACCTGAAGGGAACCATGCTGCCTGGCTGGCCGATCAGGATGGCTAGGGCTAAGGCGATCATCCTTTCCACCCCTTGATGATGGCTTCTAGCGCGATGGCCGCCCCGCCTCCGATCAAGGCAACCACCGAAAGGACGCCGTAACCCTTAGCCTTGAGGTTCTTGTAGTCATCGGTGATTGGTTGAATTTCGCTGTGAATGACGCGGGCGTTCTCGACGCCTTGCCGAATGGCTTCTTTGGCAAGGCCGGATGTCTCGGCAATGTCCCGTTTCATCGCGTCCAACTGAACGAACAGCGCCGTCAGTTGACGGGCGTGCTCATCGTTCTGCGCCATGATGCGGCCAAGGGACCGTTGAAGGTTGTCGTCAGCTTCCGTCACTTGCCGGCGCTCCTGAATCTCTCTAGCGTCGCCATCAGCCGTGTCTCCTGTTCGTAGCAGGGGTTGCGGTCAGGGCTCGGCAGTCTTGCGAGGGCTGCCGGGTCCGCTTCCTTACTGAGTCCAACTCACATCGCGGATATCCAGATTCGAGGTGACCGCGCCGCCGCCGAACAGGCGAACCTCGCCGGAACTCGCATCGGCGAAGGACGTTATGACGGAGCCGTTTTTTTCAAGCGTGACGGCTGTCCCCACACGACGAAAGATCAGCGTGTCACCGGCCGTAAAGGTGTCGGTGTCCTTCTCGATATCGGCGTGACGGATGGAGAGGTCAGACGCCCCGCCGCCCCGCTTGATGATGTAAGCCCCGGTCTCGTCCGAAATGTCGGCATAGCCGGAGGCGGATGACGTGTCGTTCTGGCTGAACGAGGCATCGGCGGAAATCGGATAGAAGCCGAACACCGTGTTGACGTTCGATCCGAAATGAATCTTGAACGTCACGTAAAAGTCACCGGCGAAGCTATCGATGGTCCTGATCCAGCGGTCGCCCGCCGTGTTGACCACATCATCCCCGGAGAAGGTGTAGCTCGCCGTTGCGCCGGACCACTCGCCAGTGGCCGAGGACTTGGTGATATCGCCGCCCGCGCCAAAGCCGATAAGCTGGTTGACCTCAAGCTGCGCCCGGGCCGGGAACGCCCACAGAAGGGCGATTAAAAGCCACTTCATGAGTCGTTCCCGGACGTTGTGGTGTAGAACAGCTTGAGACCCAACAGCCGCATGTCAGCCGCGAAGGTGTCGCCGCTGTCGGACACATCCCGGTAGACTTGGCAGAAGGTGAGTTCGCCAGCGCCCGGCGAGCCGGCAACGGTAATGGGGCTGCTTTCGGCGCTGATCAGCAAATCTTTAGACGTGCTCTGCGCGTTATCCGCCGCCGTGACCGCCGTGCCGTAAGCGACATCGATAGTGTCGCCATCGGCAGCGGCGACGCACTGGACGCCAAGGACAACCCCCGCCGTGCTGCTGCCCGATGTTTCTGTCCAATAGTATTGATATTTGAGCGTCGAATTATCCCAACTTTTAGGAAAGGCGACGTTGAACTGCGCGTGCTCACGGGTCGATGGGTCGAAGTCGAGCACGTTAAGATCAGGGCGCGTGGCCGTGGTCTGCACCCGGGCCGATGCCGCGCCCGACGTGGCCGAGGCCACCATCGCGCCCGCTGGTATCCAGACGGTACGACGACCGACCAGGGCAACCCTTGTCACCCCTTCGGAAATCGCCGTCGCCGCGATGGACGAGAGGTTGGAAATGGCATAACCGCCACCGGCCAGATTGCCGCCCAACGTTGGGGCCGTATCCCCGGACACAGCGGTCAAGGGCGCATTGGCGAGACCCGACAGAAGCTGAAAGTTTGTCCCATCATAAACGACCATGACCTTCTGCCCGGCTTCGATATCCCCGGCAGCAAGGTTCTGGTCGTTGTGCTTCTTCAGTGTGGTTGCCGACAGCCCATCCACCGCGAGGGTCGCAGACCCCGTGTTCGTGGTGTGGGCGTCGAAGGTGAGGATGAGGCCGTCATAGAGGGCGGAAATCGCCTGCGTTGCCGCGTAGGCGTAAGCCGTTGCCGTGCCCGTCGTCGTCACCCGCCCGCCGATGTCGCCATAGAACCGGGCGATGATGCCTTCAAGGGCGCGGGCGGCATCGTTTACGGAGCCGGGGCTTTGTCCCTCTGGAAACCTTGCGGTGTTATTAGCATCGACTTGGTTCAGGTCATTTATTTCCGCAGATAGAGCCATTTTCTGCGGGAAAATAGACACAAGCAGGGCGGCGATGATTGACGCAAAAAGGTTGCGCCCGTATACTGGATTGCGACGGTTTTTCATTAAGGAGTACCTCATGCCTGCGCCCAAAGACCTTGCGGGCCTTCGCTTCGGTAGCCTCGTGGCGATCAGCCACGTAGGGTTCGATAAGTTCGGCAACCGGCTATGGCGGTGCCGTTGCGACTGCGGTTACGAAAAGATCACGCGAGCCGGAAATCTAACCGGCGGTCGGATTACTTCTTGCGGCTGCGTGGGCAAGGCCGCCATTTCGGCAGCTTGCATTAAACGCAGCACGAAACACGGCCATTCCAAGCGTTCTGGGCAGAGCCGCGTCTATACGATCTGGGGCGGTCTGGCTTACCGCCAGCAATACAAGGAGCAGCCGCCTGTCTGCGAACGGTGGCGCAATTCCTTTGAGGACTTTCTTGCCGACATGGGCGAGCCGCCAACGAACAAGCACACCATCGACCGGATCGACAACGCCAAGGGCTACGACCCGGGAAATTGCCGCTGGGCGACGATGACTGAGCAGGAGAACAATCGAACCAACAACCGTCGGCTGGCCCACAACGGCGAGGAAATGACCCTTCAGCAGTGGTCGCGTCGCACCGGCATCAAGCGCGAGACTATCGCCCGTCGCATGGACAAGCTCGGATGGTCCGTCGAGGAAGCCTTGACTCTACCGCTTCACTCGCGGCGTTAGGTGCCGCTCATGTCGGGCAGGCCGAGCAGTCGCCGCAGCCATGGCGCGATGGCATCGGCGGGCGGGCGCACGGGCGGCGTTATCTGCGCCCCCGTTAGCCGGGCCAAAGCCTCTCTCCCTGCCGTCACCGGATCGGCAGCCGGGGCTTGGCCCTTCATCTTCTCGAACAGCGGGGAGCGGGCTCGCGTAGCCTCGTCAATCTCTTTGACACGGCGCGAGGTCATGGCGTTCGAGAATTTGCGAGCACCAAGGCCCAGCGCGGGGACGCCCACAGCGCCAATTGCCGTCGTCACGGCGTCGCCGGTTGCTATGCCAGGACCGGCCCCCATGGCCGACATAATGGGAAGGGCAACCCCGCCGCCGCCGCCAAGGGCATTGCCAACGTCGCGGGCGAGATTGGTGCCGAAGTCGCCTTTGACGGCCCGTTCTATGAGGGCTTTTTCCTCGGCAGAGAAACCTCGTCCCTTTTTGGCTTGAGTGAGGATATCGGCAAGCCGCTGGCGAAGGGTATTGCCAATATTCTTTCCGGAGTTGGCGGCGGCAGCGCGAAGTTCGGCTCTGCTTTCAAGGCCGGTGATGTCCTCGGATCGCTTGAAGGCGGCATGATTTCCGCGTGCGTCTGTAATGGTTCGCGCCGCTTCGGCAGCGGGTCCAGCCACAACAGTCTCCGGATCAGCAGCCTTAATGAAACCGTCCAGGGCGTCGATGGCGAGCCGTGCCGCTTCCTGCTCAGTTGGATTGCCAAAGTTTCCTTTGGCTTTGAGGAAGCCTTTGCGGGCACTGTCAAGCCCGTGGATTGACGCGACCGACCCAGGAGGTGCATTCAGCAGTTCCTCGATGATCTTGAACGTGCCGGGGGCCTGTAGATCGCGGAATCCTTCTCGTTCCAAATCTTGCTTGATCTTCGCCGCCAATCCTGTGACGGCTTCGGCCTTATAGTCAACGCCCATGTCGCGCACGGCGTCGTATTGGGCGTTTCGCGTATCCTTGAGCATCTGAGCCGAGGGCGGGGCGACGTTCTCGGGCGTGCGTCGCGCCGTCATCGCCCCCGGGATCATCCGTTCACCGGCCCGCATGGAAGCCGCCAAGGGCGTGGCGAACGAAGCGAAGTTGAGGTTGCGGCCCACAGCCTCCGGCCCCATCGGGTTCACGCGCCCGGCCATAACATCGGCGGGCAGTGTGGCCGCGTCCTTCAACGCACCAAGAATGCCCGCGCTGCTGTCAAAGGACAGGTTGCCGCCCGCGTCGATGTTGATCGGCAAAATGGTGCCTTTGCGGCCCTGCCCGGCCGGGGTCGCCTGCGGGGCGGCGGGTTGCGGGGCTGGCGTGTCGAACGGATCGACAAAGTTAGGGTCCCACCCCGGATTGATGTCAGCCATTCACGGACAGCCTCTGATAATTCTTGGCCCAATTGTCAAGAATCTGGTCAATGGGGGCGTTCGGGTTGGCCGCCTGGGCCTTTGATACGTAATCGTGCAGCCACAGCTTTTCGCCGCTCTTCGGGTTGCGAGCGTAAAGGGGGGCGTTGGTTGATGCCGTCTTGAGGTCAATGCCCTTGTCGAGAAGGTTCTTCTTCCGCCACATGGCGGCGGACAGATACGCCTCCTGACGGTTCAGCTTGGCCTCGAACTGGGTCGGGCTGTCGCCATCGAAAATCCCCGTTCCGGTCTTCGGCAGGTAAATCTCCTGACGCGGAGCCTCCGATGTGGTGACCGCTGCGCCCGACATTTCCTTCATCGTCTTGGCGAACGACTCGCCATTGTCGGCGCGGAACGCCGTGAAGTCCTCAAGGTCGCGCTTTTCCTGCGGCGAAAGCTCAAACCCAAGGCTTTCCTTCGTTGCATTCGAAAGGTTGTCCCACTTGCCACCGAGCGTTGCAAACCGGGGCTGGTAGCTGGCCCGCGTGTTCTGCGTCATCTGCAACTGATCGGACATAGCGAGGTAGGACTTCTCCTGCTCTGCCTTCGCCGACTTCTCCAAGCTGCCGGTGCCGCCGCCCATGCGGAAAGCCGGGCGGCCCTGATCGTCATAGTACATCTCGAAACCGGACGTTGGGGCGGGCTGCCCGAACGCTTCATCTCGGGTAGCGTATCGCCGGCCTGTCGGGGACTTCGGATCAAGGATTTCAACCGGCGCATACGAGGTCGTGCCGCGATCCGTCGTGCTCCGCAAGTAGGCGTTATACTGCGGCGTGCCCGGGCGCAGGCCCATGGCTTCGGCGTTGAGCATCTGCGGCGTCCGTTTGTCGGACTCATTGGCGGGGGCAGAAAAGATTTCCTGCCGCGTCACCGGATCGAACACCCGACTGCCCGGGGCCACCGCGAACGGCCGCTGTGTCTCTGCCGGCGGGCGCAGCAAGGCCGAGGCGACGGCATCGCCCTGGCCGATCTCGACAAGATCAGCCATCAGGCCGCCTTGCGGGTTCTGCCCCATGAGGCCGGCGCGGGGGCCTGCCGCGTCGCCCGTGCCCATCCCCCGAAGGGAGTTGGCGAAGCGGCTTTGCACAACGCTCTTGCGCTGGTCTTCCGCCGCCTTGCGTTCCATTTCCGCCGTCTGCGCCTTGCGGAAGCCCTCAAGTTGGGCGATCTGTTCCGCCTGGTTCCGCGACGTGATGCCCGATTGCAGACCCTGGGCCGCCACCTGGAAGCGGTTCTGCCCCAACGGCATGGGTTGTCCCGCCGCCATCAGGCCAAGGCCCGTCTGCAACAGGAACTCGTTGACGCCGGGCTTCTGGAAGAAAGCCTGATCGAATAGGGGCATGGGCTACCTCCCGAACAAGCCGGACATCGGATTGAAGAGCGTGTTCGCGATGCCGGTCCCCGTCGCCCCGATACCCAGGGCCGTCAGGAGCGGGTTGGAACCCTGCCCCGCCGGGACCACCTGGGAAGAGGTGGACTGTCCACCATACCCCCCACCAATGAGGCCCATGTACTGGGCCAAGCGGTTGGTCGGTTCGGACTGCTGGAAGTTGAAGCGGTTCACCTGGTCCTGTAGCTGGGCTTGCGCCTGACCCTCGCGGGCCGCGCCGACCTGACCCAGCATGCCGGCATCGGCATAGTCCGCCTGAGCGAGGGAGGGCGCGAGACCGGCTGCCGTCTGCATCCGGCCGCGTTCATCGCCGTAGTTCGCATACGCAAGACCGGAGGCCACATCGCCGACGTTCCGCATGTAGGAATCCGCCGCCTGCCCGCGTGCCGTCTGGAAGGCGTTCGAGCCGTACCGTCCGGCCCCGGCAAAACTGCCGTTCAAGCCAGGAACGACGGTCTGTTGATACTCCTGCCGGATCGGGCTGATCGATCGCTCAAGCATGCCCTGGAAGGCGGGATTGCCCTGGTTGAGGTAGTCTCCCGAGAGGGTCTTGCCGATCTCGCCCTGAGCTTGACCCAGGAGGGGAGACCCCGCCGTCGCCCGCTGCTGCGTCATGTTGAGGGACTGTTCCGTCGCCGGGTCGAAGCCGACAACGGTTGATCCCCCGAAATACTGAAGCGGGCGGTTCAGCACGTTATCCTGTGCCGATTGAAACCCTGTCTTCAGAAAGGGCTGCTGCTCACTCCACGGGCTCGAATTGGCCTGCTGCGTGATCGTCTGCGGTTCGGGATCGTCACCACCGGGCATGTCTATAGTTCCTTTCGCAAGACGACCGCTTCTTTTCGCCAGCCGAGAACACGTTCCCAGCCGTCGCGGCCCTTCAGTTCCATGTGCGAACACCCCTGCGCCTTGGCCCAGGGTTCAACGAGGTCGGGGAGAAAGTGCAGCCATTCGTCCATGTCGTTTCCGCCCAGAGCGAAGACGACGCAGACCTTGGAGAGGGGATAGAGCGCGAATGAGGTGATCAGCACCGCGACGACGTTGTGCGGCGGCTTATGAACCAGCCACATCCGCCTCTCCCCGGTGATGAGGGACCGATAGACGGCCACCTCTTCGTAATCGGTCTGGCGGGAGAGGGCTTTTCTGACGAGGGTTTCGGCGAGCGGCCAATGGGCCTGAACTTCGTGGGGCGGGACGAGGTAGACGTTAACCGAGGATGACATATTTGAAGGTTCTCGTTGTCCCGTTGGAAGCGTGGTTGATGACCGCCGAACCATTCCCCGGCACGACGTAAATCCCCAACTCACCCCCGGCGTTGGCGTTCATCGGGGAGAGCTGGACGAAGCTGTCGGGGCTGATCCGGGGGTCGGTTATCGAGGTCGTGACCTGCGAGGTCCGAAGGGTGACCTGGCCCACCGTGTTGACACGGCCGTCAAACAACAAGCGAACGCTTTCCGCCACCATGCGGACCCACTCGTCCACATTTGACCAGGACAGCGGAGGCGGCGTGTTTCTCTGAGACGCGGAGGCGCGTGGAGACGTGACCGGCATGTCACGCCGGGTCCCACTTGGATTTCTTTTTGATCCTCTTTCGCTCCGGTAGCGCAGCCGGCAAGGGGCTGGCGTTCACAGCCATCAGATTGGCGCTGTTAGCTTTGGCAGGGTCGAACTTTGCCCGCACATCCCTGTACTGATTAGGATAGAAAGCAACATAGGTGACGTGCCCGTCTTTTTCTGGCAACGCCAAGCCGTCGTATCCCCTCGATATCAGTTCATCGATGCCAAGCTGGTCATATTCCTTCCACCCAGCGGGGTTCTTGATGTTCTGATACATTTCCTTGATGACGCCCTTGCCTTGAGCGCCAACTTCGCCGGCCAGAACGGATGCCTTGTCAGTTGTTGACCAATACTGGCCGCCGATAGACCGCTTGGGGTCAAAGGCTCGGAAGTCAGTTGCCGTGCCGTGATAGACCGGCCGCGACGTGTCGAACCCCATTTCAGCCGCCCGCGCCAATCGGCTGGCGTCATCCATCGGCAGAGAACGCCTTGCCGCACCCATTGCCAGAGAGCCGCCGGGAGCCGAGCCGATGGCCCCACCAATGCCGCCGATATCCAATGCCATCCGGGTCACGTCGTCGTCCGTATGCGGGACGCCTCGCGCCGTGTCGCCCGGCAGGGTCATGGACTTGAGAAGGCCCACCAGCATTTCCGGCATGGCCCATTGCTGTTCGCCCGTCGCCGTCTCGCCATACGGCAAGATGGTGGCGCGGCGAACGATGTTGGGATCAAGATAGGCGTCCATAAAGCCACGCGGGCGACCGTCCGCATAGCGCGGGTCCATCGACCCGCCCGGCTGTCCCATCAATCCCGGCTGTTGATCGAAGAACGGCACGTCACAGCCCCGAGACCGAGGACGTGTAGCTGAAGCCCTGCGCGTGGTTCCACGAACCAGCAGCGGCGACGCTCACCTTGGACCGATGGAACCGCCCTTCGGCCTCCTGATCGGCGAAGGTATGATCCCCATCCGCGTTGGGGCTGTGCGCCGTGCCGAAGGTGACCGTATCGGCCTGCAAATCCCTTGCGGAATGGGCAACCGTGACCGTCCCGCCGTCGATGATCGGGCGGATGGCCGTCACTTCCGACCGTCCGAGGGGCGAGGGCTGGTAATCACCGGGAACGAACTCTGCCGCCAGATTGTCGCCGTCAAAATACGCCAGTTTATGATCCGTGTTGAAGGCCGCCAGCTTGAGCACGCCCCCCTTCCACACATCGGAGTCGAGCGAATAAGCCAGCCCGTCCAGCGTCCCGGAAATCGTGTCCAAGTTGTCCAGCGAATACCCCGGCGTCAGGGCGCGGAGCACGAAATCAAGATCAACCTCGATCTCGCTCCACTTGTTCTGTCCCCAATTATAGGCCCACAGCTTATTGCAGGCCCCGGCGACGCTGTTCTCCCCCGGGAAGGCGATCAGATAGAGCTTGTTCACGGGGTCGATGGCGGCCGAGACCATGTGAGCATTGCCCGGGTTGAACTGGTTGCGGAACGTCCGGTCAACCGCCTCATCCCCGATGGGCACAACGGACGAGCCGTCGCAAATCGCAAAGCCCTCTTGCGTGTGCATGAACACCCTTCGGCCGTGGGCGATGACCGAGTTAGGGATATCCGTGCCCCGGTCGCGGTCGATGGCGTCGAAGGAGAAGATCAGCGGCGGGCGGATGTAGGTCACCCGGACAATCGCCGTCTCCAGAACCACGAGGCCGTATTCCACCCCGCCGACGATCCGTTGCACCGCGCCACCATAGGCGATGTCCTGATAGTCCGACTGGGTTGTAACCGAAGGGTCGAAGTCGGCTTGATCGTCCAGGGCGGACCACCACACCCGATTAGGTTTCTCGCCGTCCGTGGCGTCGTTGGTGTAGCCGAGGAACACAAACTCGCGAATGACGTCAACGTGCTTGGCCTTGGGCTTCAGCGTCGAGGTGATCATGTCGGCGAAGGTCGTGCCCCCCGCTAGAACGGACTGCACAAGGTCGTTGTAGTTGGTCGCAATCAGGGTATTGCCGAAGGCGGCGAACTCCCAGCCGTTGCCCGCCGCCGTGGTGTAGGTCGCGCCTGAAGCGTCGGCAAAGGCCCCACTGCCGAACAGGTAAAGCTTGGTCGCGTCCCCGGCATAGAGGGAGACCTGCCCCGCCGTCGTCTTGATCGCAGCAGCCCCCCGGCAACGGGCGGTCAGTGCCGTTGACTGCACGGACAAGCCCTTCATGGGCCGGTAGCCATCCGCCGAAGGAATAACCCCCTTCGCGGTAATCAGTCCCGGGTTGGCGAAATTGGGCCGATCCGGCAGCCACGGGCCGAAGGGGATAACCTTTGGATTGACCGTGTTGGCCCGCAACGGGATGCCCTGAAGCCGCTGCGACAGCTTCATACCGCCGACACCCCGGAGACGGTCTGGATGACCCCGCCGTAACGGTTCTTCTTGTCCTGCTCCGCGATCAGATCAAGCTGGCTGTCATAGAGCGCGGCGAACTTGGCGATATTGGCGTCATCCTTGATATACGAACACGCCTGAATCAACGCTCCGTTGAGCAACAGACCCCTGGCGTTGGCCAGAACCCAGTTGGTGTCGGCGTCGTCACTGAGAGCGGCGGGACGGAGGTAATAGAGCAATTTTCCGGTATAGGTCGCGTCCGGGGATGGCCCGAAGATCATGTTATCGCCCTCGATGGTGAAGGCTTCGGGCTTGGAGGTCTGCGACGACAGATACTTCGACCAGAAGTTTTCCGGCGTCAGGAACTGCAACAATGTTACAGGCTCCGTCGACAGGTAAATCCGGCGCGGGCCGATGAACCGGGTCGGCAGGCTCTCGCTCTGCGCGTTGATGGTCAGGTCCGTCGTCGCCTCGAGCGGTCGGATCATCATCCGGCGGTCGGCATAGAGAACGTCTTCCGCCATGGTGATGAACTCGGGAATGCGCGTGGTCAGTTCAGACCGGCGCAGCCAGTTCGCCACCGCTGTCTTGAGTTCGCCATAGGTCGTGATGCTCATCGGCGGGCAATCTGGTCTGTTAGGGTCTGGCCCTGAAGCGGGTCGTTATCCCAACCCGGCTTGGGCAGCCCCGTGGCGTTGTAGGCTTGCTGGCCGATCATGCCGCCGACCATCCCGAGAGGCCCGGGGAGAAGCCCGCCAAGGGAACCGGGGTTCCATGTGTTGCGAACACCCATATTGCCCGCCGGCATGCCCTGTAGCTCCTTGGCGAAGCCCAGGAGAGAGCCTAAGCCGCGCTCGACGCCCCCCATGAACCCGCCGCCGTGCATCCGTTCCATGGACGACATCAGGGAGGCCCGGCGATCATCGGGGCTGGCCATGCCCGGAGCATCGGGGATGCTGTTCCAATCGAAAGGCGTGCCAACAAAGGTCGCCTGTGACCCCGGATTAGGCGTGAACCCACCGGAGGGAGCGCCGACCTGTACCCGGCCCTGTTGGTCGTAGGTGCCGCCGTACTGCGACACGCCATTGGCGTCGGGGTTCTGCGGCCCCCAGGAACCGTCATCGGGGCCGATCCCACCTGCGTCGTCGCCACCGGGCATTACACCCTCCCTGAAACGGTCTTGAGGTAACGCCAATCCGGGTCGTTCAATTTCCGACGCAGGAACATCATGCGCTCCCGGCGCTTCATCGCCATCCAGCGGCGCGGCTCGATACCGGCCTCGGCGATCCACTGATAGACGATGTTGTCGGGGACCGTCGCCACATGGCGCAGTTCCCGCGTCTTGCCGTAGCCGTTCGAGCCGTCCGTCTGCCGGGTCTTGTTGAACTCCACCACCGGCTCGACATCCTGCGTCGTCTTGATGATGAAATCGCCGTTCGGCTCGAAAGCGATATGCGTCTTCAAGCCTTCGTGCTGATCGAGAAGGCGGAAGCTCACTTCGACAACTCCGTGACGGAAAACCGACCCGTGGCGGACACCTGGATCACCGCGATATTGCCCCCCGAGATGCGGAAGTCCTGCGGAATGCCGGCCTGGATGAGAATGCCCGTGGCCGCCGTCACGGTGAGGGTCGATGACACACCGAAAGCCACATAACAGGCTGTCACGCAGGACACCCTGACGCCCTCGATGTTGGCCCCGAAGTCGTCGGTGACCTTGGTTGCCGAGGTGCCGAATTGAAGGCCCTGGGTCTTGACCGGGGCGTAGAGTTCGCCGGCCGCAGCGGGCAGCGCCAGCAGGCAAAGGAGGAAGGCGAGGAAACGCATGTTCACTTCTCCATATGACCCAGCGCAATCCGCAACTGGCGGGGCGTGTTCTGGTAAAGGCTGTGCAAAATCCGGTTCGCCTCGTCCTGATTGCGTCGTGCGTTGATCAGGTATTCAAGGCGGGCCAGCAGAATGCCGGGGTTATCCGGTCCCGCCGTCGCGGCGATCCGGTAAATATTATCGGCCGAGTCCGGCTGTAGGATGTGCGGCGTGTTTCGCAGCAGCGAGGTCGTGGTCAGCATCATCTGGACACGCGGCCCCCTCGCATAAGGCCACGTCTCATAGGCTTTGATATTGGCTGACAAAGCTCCTAGTGGATCGGTCCCCAGGGCGACACGGGTCGCCGTCATGTAGCTTTCAGCGATCAGCGAAAGGGTTGTCAGCCAGAGCAGACCAATCGAAACAGCAAGAACAGGTAATTTCATCGGGAACGAGAGAGACCGCCCCTGCCCTTTCGTTATGGCAAGGAGCGCAAGCGCGGCCGTCGATGGGTTCTGTAACGGGAAGCCCACAAGCGCCAGAACCGCAACGACAGAAACCGTCGTCCAGCGGATGTTCCTGCGGATCGACCATAAGAACCCCCCGACGAAGACCCACCCCGCGAAACCGAATTCGGCCAGCACCTGGAGGTATTCGTTATGTGCGGTATTCACGAAGATAGTCGCCCCGGACATGATCGTCGGCATCCCGGGAAACAGCTTCATGTGCGCTTCCTGAAAGCGCGGATAGACGTACTCGAACGACCCCGCCCCCCAACCGAAGAAGGGGCGCTCCATGATCATCAGGGCGGTGTTGACGTGAATTTCCGCCCGCGCCATCACAGAGGAAAAAATGACGTTGGGTTCAGCAAGGCCCGCCAGAAAGACGATATTCAGCCCCGCCAGCGGGAGGAAGAAAGCCGCGTAGCGGTAGCCGTGTCGCCACAGCCAGACCAACCCATACCCAATGGCGAGAAGGGCCACCAAGCGCCGGTCGTTGGACTCGACGCAGAAGATCAGGGTGACAATCGCAATAACCGCAACGAACCGCGCCTTGCCCTTGAGGCAGAAGGTCAAGCCGATCAGCAGGAACTCGGCGACGAAGGTGTCATTGCCGAAGCCGCCGAAGCGTTGCGGCAGATACCAGAGCAATCCGCAGCCGATCAGGACGGCGAAGGGGACGACCCGTTGAATGTAGGGGTCCAGATTCACCTGTTGCCCCGCCGTGAACAGGACAAAGGCGATGGTGAGGCAGATCAGGTCATCCCCCCCCTCCCCGGGATCGGGCGACCACAGCAGGGATAAGGCCGCGTAGAGCAGGAACCCAGCGGCCCACAAAACGGAGTTGGGGACGTTCAGCTTGCCGGGCAGCATCAGCGACCCGATGACGGCGATCAGCGCCAGCACCCACCACCGTTGGAAGTCGGGGTCATAGGTCAATATGCCGAAGCACAAGAGACCGATGGGCGCGAGCAAAAGAAGGGCGACCTCCCCCAGCCGAAGCCGGGGAAGGTCGAAGTCAGGCCACCACGTCACTTCGGATTGATGATCACGGTGATGGTTGCCGGGATGGTGGAACCCACACCCGGGGCAGAGCGGCCCGGCGAATGAATCGCCAGCACCCCGCCTTCGGTGATGGTGTTGGAGATTGAGTATTCGGTCGCGTTGGTGTCGGACGCACCGGTCACGCTCGAAAGCTGGATGGTGACACCCGTCACCGCGTTCGAGACCTCAACCCAGGCCGTTGGACCCGTCGCCGAACTGGCCCCTGTGCCGATATAAAGCTGAAGGGTCTCGTTCGAGGCCGAACTGAGCGAGTTGTGGATGACCGAGTAGACCTTGATGATGTCGCCCTTGACGGGGACGGCAACATAGCCGGTCGATGCCACCGCAATATCCGGCATAAAGACGGTAACGCGGCCCTCGGAAACGTGGTTGGATTCCGAGTCGTCGGTGTCCACCCAGTAGGTGCCGCCGTCGCCGCCCTGCTGGATGTTCCACGCGGCTTGGGCGTAGAACGGGAACAGCATCAGCAGCGACAGAAGCAGGGTTTTGATATGCTTCATCGTGGATACTCCAAAGAAAAAGGGCCGCCCCGAAGGACGGCCCGTTCTGTCCGCTGCCTCACGAAGTCGTCAAATCGGCAACGATGCCCGAACCCAGGGCGTTCTTGCTCACCAAGCCGTATTCGGCGATGACCTGACGGGTCTCGCTGTCGCCGGTCTTGGCCAGGGGGATCATGCCGGGGCGGCGCAGATAGTTCACCTCCCACATATCCTTCTGAAGGACCAAGGCCGAGCGGGCGCGCTGGAATCGGTTGGTGATGATTTCCAGATCGCCGAAGTCGCTTTCGTAAATGTCGATGGCCGCGTAGAGCTTGCGGTCCTCGGCCGTTACGTTGCGGGTCGCGTTGCCGGTGAAGGCCGACATCTTCTGCTTGTTGAACGACCCCAGCATGACGCTGTCGGGGTCGCCGCCGTTGTCGAACGTCAGCTTGAGAACGTCCTTCAGCAAGGTCTCGGTGAAGACCCGCTGCGTGCCGTCCGTCGCCGCCGTGTTGCCGTCCGTCGAAGCGCCGGAAGCGCCCGAGGAACCGCCCGAACCGCGCGAGACGTTGGTGTGAAGCCACGCCTCGATGCCGGCCGACTCGCGGGCCGTGGTGGCGTTGCCGGTCACTTCTGCGTTGTTCAGCAGAAGGATGGTCTCCATGTCGCGGCGCAGTTCCTTGGTCACCTTGACGACCTGATAAGCCAGTTCGTCGCGGCGGCCGGCGGTGAGTACCGCCTGCTGCGTGCCGGTAACACGAGCGATCTTGTCGCTGATGTTACAGGTGTTCGACATGCGAACGGTCGCGGTCGCGGCGTCGATGGTGGCGTCGTCGCCTTCCAACACGAAGTTGGAATCCGAAGCCGAAGCCAGCGTGTCCGTCTGCCACTCGAACAGAACGGCATCGGCCTTGCCCTGACCGATGGAGGTCATGAACGGGCAATCGGTCGGCGCGACGTTGTAGATGATGTCGGAAAGGTCGTCGCGGTTGCCGACGGCCGAATAGGTCGTGAAGGCGTTGGTCTGGAGGGTCATGGTCCTATCCTCTGAGAAGGGTTTTTACGAGGTCCAACCCCGCCGCCTCGGACGCCTTGCGGTCGTTCCGGGTTTTGGGGCTTCTCAGGCGGCGTCGCTGTTCGTCCAGCTTGGTCCCCGACTGCTCCGTCTTCGACGGGGCTGCGCCGGGCTTGGTCACGCGAGGCAGGGCCTTCAGCTTCTTGCGGGTCTGTTCCCCGGCTTTCTGACCGTCGCGGTACTTCATGGCATCGCGCACCAGAAGCACCTGACGATGGTCGAACCCACCATTGACGAAGGCTGAAATCTCCGCGTCCGAATAGCCGTACACACCGCGAAGCGTGTCCGTCATTTGACGCTCGAACTTCTGCGCCTCTTCCGGCTTGGTGAGTTCGGGTATCTTCTGCGCCAGCAGTTTTTGCTGCTCGGCACGGAAATTCTTGACCCGCTCGGCCTTCTCCGCTTGCGCCTGCTGTTCTTGCTGCTGGCGGGCGGAAAAGGCTTGATTGAACGCCATCAACTGCTGGTCGCGCTTGTGCTTGGCCGCCACATAGGAGGCGGGGTCTTCCTGCGCGAGGCGGTTGAGGTCGGCGTCCGATGGACCCTGTTCGATCTGCTGCGCCAGAACGTGGAGCAGCGTATCGACCTGTTGTTCTCTCTGCTGGACTTGTTGCGACTTCTGGCCGACTTCGGCGGAAAACTTCCGTCGCTCTTCGGCCAGTTCTGCTGTTTTGCGACTGTAGTCAGACTGGAAAAGGTGATTGTTCCGAAGCTCGGCAATCGAGACTTCCTTGAACGTGCCATCAGGTTGTTTGACCGTGACGCGGATGTGGCTTGCCAGTTCGTCTGGGTCCACTCCATTGGCCTCGGCAATTCCTTCCAGCGTGTCAGGGAACTCAACGCCGTCATCGTCGCCTTCGTCGTCTGTCGCCGCTTTGGGATCGGACTCATCGTCATCCCCCGACACAGGTTCCGCCTCGCCCGAATCCGCCTGATCCTTGGGCTTTGGGTTGTCCTTGCCGGCCTTCGGTGCGGGCTTGGCGGTTGTCCCTTCGGGTTCCGCCTGTAACCGTGCCGAAATGCTTGCTACCGCGTCCGCGTCATTTGTCGGAACGCTTTCGGTTCCCGTCACCGGGTTCTCCGATTCAGCCATAAATTCTCCAATAAAAAAGCCGCCCGGAGGCGGCCTGTACTGTGAATGCCGGAACCTTTACTTAGGCTCGTGTTCCTCGATGTCCACCCGGTGAAACAGTCCGTCCT